AAAAAACCATATTTGAGTAGATAGAGAGTTCTTTTCCTTCTTTGCGTCCTGCCAAAAGTCTTTTCCATCATCAAATTCACTATCGTCCTGACCATCTTGCATGAAAAATGGAATAATTTCCTGTTCAATCTGGATGATTTCGTTCTTGAACATGGCCACACGGACATCGTTGTTTGTTAAATTTTCAAAAAACTGTTGTCTGCTTGCCCATGAAAATAGAACCAGACACATTACGAGATCGTCATTGTGGCCTTCTTCTGCTGCGAATGACTTGCCTTGGGCTATGAAAGTGGTCAATTCGTTGACAATATCTGGATCTTCTGTCAGAAGTTTGTCTGTTTCTATTAGATTTTTTAGAACTGAACATCCTAATTTTTTAACTGGTAGAGTTGTTCTGACTCCTAAATTAGAAGAAGTACCCTTAAACTCTGTGATAATTTGTCCCTTAGAGCCTTTATAATTCGACTTTATAAGATTCTCATATTCTAAATCACTGTGTAAGATATCTGCTACCTGACTACCCACATCATTTGTTTCAACCAGAATATAAGCATTGTTGTATTTTTTCCCCACGGAGAAAACATAAGACGGCAATAGAAGAGGAGATATCAGATTATTCTTAAACTTTGCCACCACCCTATAGGGCATACTGGTAATGTCTATAACCACAAAAGCAGAGTAGTCCTTGTTCTGTCCTCTGGCAACATCAACCGCCATGAAATAAACATGGTCTTCTGTGTTTGTTTCTTCGTTCTTTTTTATCGGTTCTTCGTAAATAGCCAAACCGTCTTTATTTTGGGTTTTTGGTATTCCATATGACAGAATATTTAATTTATCAGCATCAATCAAAGTATTGGATGAACCGATGAACGAAGTTTCAAATTCCGATGCAAACTGACGATCACTGGTATTTGCTATCTGCTTTTTCTTCCAATCATCATCTCGTAAAGGACCACCAGGATATTGTGGTGTCTGTCTCCATGAGACTTCAAATGCAACATATTCGTTTTTCTTTGTTATTGCTGCTTTCCACATCTGATAGAATAAATTCAATCCGTTTGGCGTTGAAATTACAATCATTTGGGTATTTTGACCAGCGGTAATAACTGGATAAACAGAAGTAAAGAACTCTAGTGCAACATTGTTGCTAACATGGGCAAATTCGTCAAGTACAATACAATTAAACGAAAATCCTCTAATTGAATTAGATGTTGTGGAACCAGCAATAATCTTGGACCCATTTTCCAATTCGATAGTACCTTTGTTCCATTCAACTACGCCCTGTTGTAGCCACCAAGGGAGATGTTCATAAGCCTGTTTAACCTTAGATAAAATTTCTCTGGCAGTTTCAGATTTGTTTGCCAGAATTCCTATCCTCATACTTTGATTAAACAAAACCTTATGAAGGACATAACAGCAACCAACAGTTACTGTTTTTCCAGACTGACGAGGTAACTTGGTAATTACGAATCGTTCTTTTTGAAGTAATTTTACTAAATTTTCTTGGTAATCATATAAATTGAAGTTGGTGACCCCTTTATCCAGAGTTACTACTTTAACATATTTTTTAGCAAAATATACGGGATCTTTTGCACATTTAATGTATTCTTTAACCTGTTCTTCTGTGAATTCAATTTCAACGCCAGCGGGTTTTAGATTCTTATTTCGTAGATATCCTTTATTTCCAGGCATTAACCCGCATCCTCATTTTTATCCAATGCTCTTTCAGTATTGATCAGATTTTGCAAATCTGTCGTAGAGCCAACATAGATCGAATTGTTCGTTATATTTGTTACTTTTTCTTTCTTTACACCAGCAGTTTTTTCGTGTATAGTTATCAAGTCCTTATTTAGTTCTGCCAGAGTCTTAAGCATCAGGGAAGCAACTTCATAGGCTCTAGGAGAGTCTGTTTCGATTGCCACCTTCATTATTCCATCCATGGCATCCTTGCCGTTACCGATCAGTTCTCTGATATTATCTCTCGCATGATCGAAATCTTTGCTCAGTGCTTCTTCTTTTTCATCCTTTATTGCTTTTACTATTTGCTTCTTGTCTGGAACTTGTGGCAAAGCATTTAAAGCCGCACCTGGATCTATCTTTATATTCAATGCTTTAGCGATCTTGTCATCACTCATTTGTTACTCAATTCTCATAATAGTATATGTTTCCGCCAGTGTCGCCAGTATAACCAATATTGTATATTGGAACATTATTAGCCAGCGTTAGTCCTTCATAGATTCTTACATTTGCGTTCTCTATGATTGCGCTTGTAGACCTGTTGATATTGCCATATATCCAGGTTTTCATTGTAAAACTGTAAATACCTGAAACCGTTCTACGGGTCGTGAAATCTGCTTCATAATCCTCAACAATATTCAAGTCATTCAAAATTATAGGCACATCTACCTGTTGATTGAGTGTGTTATAATTTATAGAAACTGTAAAATCTGGGGCAAAGTATGGTATTATTTGTTCTACTATTTGAAGATTATCATCCAGATTTCTGGTGAAAGTGTACAGATTTAAGTTTATATTATATGGAATACCAACATAACCGATTGAAGTTTCATTCGCCCCAGTTATTTTTTTGGTAAACATTCGATTTATTTTTCTTGAAGGATCGAATATTATATTACTGATATCAAACCCCATTTTTGGGTATGTGTTTTGAATATGGGTGAAATCAGTTAATCCACTTTCACTCGTAAGACGATATATAAACTTTTCTTTTGGTCCATAAACTATCGGAATTCTAATATACTTGGATATTGTATCATCAGCATCCATTCGTTGAATTGTTATCTGATTAAATAAAGAACCAAACGCAACTATATTTTTGCGTATTGTTTCGTTATAATAAGCAGAATTTTGTCCAAACATTAGTATTGTCCCTTGCTAAACGGATCTTTGAAAGTAAAATCAAACAGATCTTTCTTGGCTCTTTCTCTTTCGAAGTCGAGGTTATCCCCATCACTCTCGTCCCTTACAGGATCGGTTACTATTATGGTGTTGATTGCGGTTATACCAAATCCAGTATATCCAGCATTTGAAATATCACCACTCAATGTAGCACCTGTGACATATGTTCCCTTTTCGTTCATGACCAGCAATGTAGAGAATGTTAGACCCTTTGAGAAATCATGTACATTGGCTGTATATCCTACTTGCGATACGGTTTCACCTATTACATAATTTCCACCATTGATTCCATATAGGAATATCTTGGACACAAATTCTGATCGGCCTTCTGTTGCGCTGTCGATCTTTTCAATACCCGTATCGAATTCTTCTTGCGAGTAGGTGAAGAGTTCAAGTGTAAGTGTGTATGTGTTGACAGTCCCTAACTGATAGAATGGAACTTCGTCCTCAACTTTATTGATTTCAAATATTGAGCCGCTTAGAGGAAAATATATTAGATCTCCTTCTCTTGGCTTTAGAATCTCTGGCTTTTTTCTTTTGATCTCATATTCAAAACGAGTCTTTGATATTTGAATAGTCATTCTATCAGTGTTCATTATCCCGTATTTGGTAATAATATCCTGTTGACCGTCAAACTTAAATATCGTGGCAATGTATGCTTCTATTTGATAACTAGATAAAAACTTAGATTGAATATCTTCACCAAGAATTCTATCTAACTTAAAATATTCTCTTGGAATATAGAAAACTTCTTGACCCGTCACCTTTATTGTTTCAATGGTGAGATCATCTAAGAGTTTTTGGTCTGCTTGTGCAAATTTGAAATATGAATTTACTGCCATTATAGACCTTTATGCTACGAAAAACGACACAGGCAACTCGTAAGAATTCTTGAAATCTAATTCAATTTCTCGTATTTCTTCTATTGCCTCTGCATATATTTGACTGCCTTTCATGACAATTCCACCTGGCAATTGAACTCCATCATATTTTGCCATGTTTGTTCCCCATTGTCGTTTAATGAGAGCGGTCACATATTTTTTTAGTAATCTATCATTGTATATTTCATTATACACCTCTGGATCAAGCGCGGCATATGCTTCGATAACGATAAATTTTACATCTCTTAATTCTTTCCAATCACAATCTATGTTGATTCTGTTGGTGACTTTACTGAACCGTAATGCCTTTTCTCCTTGGAAAAAATCTTCAATTAATTTAATATACGATTTAGTAGAATGCCAAGAGGCGAGTCCCATATTACCGCCACCATTGTATCCGCGATTAATACCAAAATAATCCGTCAATGCTAACTGATAACGAAGATCAAACATACTAACATTGGCAAAATTACCATACTGGAATATTTTAATCACACTAACTATATCTTTTCCGTTAGGGCTAGAATTTGCGTTTCCGTCCCATCCCTTTATATTATTGACATCAATGTATTGATTTTGGATGTCTTGTTCTGTTAATTCATATCGAAAAAACACTTTTTCCACACCATCATAATGTCTAGTGATAAAATACTGAAGTGCTTCGTCTAACCTATCTTCGCATTGAGAATAATCAACATTTACCTGAATTACAGGCTGACCCAAATTACGAAGAGCGTAATCTATTATTTCTTCTCTAGAACTTGGTTTGCCCATATTATTCTCCTAAATTTATTTATTGTTTTTTAATTCGGGAGTGGTTACTGGAATTTTTTCCAGATCCTTGTAAGTAATGCGATTTTCAATATAATACCGCCTGGTAATTGGAGTCTCGCCTTCATCTGGTTCGGATTTCTTATAATTAGAGAATCCTGGCATTTGAAGCGGACACGCCAACTTTGGATAGTCGAGTTTTGAATATTCTTCTCCGTCTGCCACCAGCCATGTACCCTTCTTATCGCCACAGCCACAGCCTCCACAGAAGAACTTACCTTGAGTCACACTTGGCTTCAGATGCTCACAGGGAGGCAATTCGCCACCTTGCTTCATGTTGCCGAAGCAAGATATTACTCTCAGTTGTTTCACTGGAAGACTAACTTTGTTATTTGTCAATCCACGGGAAACAATAGCCGTGGCGAAGTTCTGAATCATAGAAGCCTTTTGAGATATGCTAGAATCTTGCTTTATCTCTTGCGTTCTAAATTCAGGAGCGTTTTCATTATTTTTATCTTTATTGCAATTACATCCCATTATTACTCTCCATGAAAATTAAGTCAATACTATCTTTCTTACTAAACGAATATATGACTTCTGATACCCAGGAACCAAGACAGTGGTTCCGTAATTAAATGTGTCAAAATTCATATTTTGCCCATAAGTAAACACCGTTCCATTAAAATTGTATGCATTTGTTTTTTGTGATGTGATGTTTTCAAAAAATATCGAAGAAGAAGTCAATATGTTAGTCATATTTAACTTTTGTTTGAGTGATGCGTTATTTTTGATAACATATGATATAAAGTACAATTCATTGATACTTGGAATATAGAAGTCGGCAAATCCATTCTTCGTGGTGTTTGCTATTGTATTTATACTCGTCGTATCTGACCCATAGAAATTAGTTTTGTCTCCGTAAATATTGTAAAATCCATCATTAGTTGAAGTTATTGGTGCTGAAAATTGCAACTCTTCTTTGGTTGAGACGGAAAAAATATAATCTGTATAATCAACAATCAATGCCCATTTCTTATACTGATCTCTTGGAGAATTATCTTCGTAATATTTTTCTTCGGGTGGTGTTAGGTTTAATGATCCATATACTGTACCGTCGATTTTATATTTTCCGATATAATATCCACCTTTATATTCGTCTCCTGATGTAAGACCTAGAGTATCAAATGCCGCTTCAGTCATGAATTCAGGCTCTACAAGTCTTCCTTCTTCTCGTACTGGAACTTGTGGCTTAAATGAATTCTCACAAAGAACAACATTATCAAAATTTTCTGGATTTACCCAATATCCCTGGCATTGGTGTAACATCTTGAGATCACAGGTATATGTGTATCCAGATTCAAGTTTTACTAGTTCATAGCAAGGACCAATATCAAAATTAAATACTGCATTTTGTCCAAGAACCATCACGGCAAAATTATTAGAATTTATAGATTCTTCAGAGCATTCAACTTCAGAACACAATTTATTTGGTGTATAAAGTGGAGTGTGTCTTAATTCTGGTGTTGGGGGGTTGATGCAAATTCCAGGAACACAGTCTTGATTTGGATAGAAAACAAACCCTGCGGTTTCATCACATTCACTAACCGATGTATATTCACATGTTTGGTCTTCTGAATTGCAGCAAGCACCCAACATAGTAAATGTTATTCCCCTCAAGGAACACTCCTTTTCCGAGCAGACATTTTCGCATGTAATGCCTATTAAAAATC